TCCATGTTGATTTCACGATCATCATAAAGAGGCAAATGTACTAGTTCAAGTGAAGAACCATTTGCCATCTTATACATGGTGTATTGATAACCATAAGAGAGTGCATTTGTATGGTATGGAGAAGATACACTCTGTACGAATTTATCATCAACAACCTGAAGGAATCCACGTTTAGCATCAATCCTTTCAATTGCACGATGGAAATTCAACATACCATATTCACCTGTTAGTCCCTTAACATGGCGTTGCGCTCCCGGTTTTACCCTTCCATAGAATATGTCCATTAAGTATTCTTCAATCAACCTTGCAGATAGAACAGAGAAATGATGTACATGGCTATCTTCAAGTTGTTCCTGTATGCCGGGAAATGTATTAACTGGCCTTCCATTACCACCTGTTACTGTATTTACTTTACGAGAGTAAATGTTAGCAATGTCAAGTTCTTTATACCATTGCTGCCAGTATTCAACTTCAGCATACTTAATCCATGATTTAACCATCTGTCCATCAGATGTTGGTATCATTACAGCTAATGCTTCATTAGCAACGTCACCAGTAACCATGTAACTTTTGCGGAAACGTCCTAATTCATTTTCAAGAGATAAGTTGCTGCTGTATTGGGTAGAACCAGCCTGTTCTGCACCTTCTTCGTAAACAGAATACAGTTTGCTCCAAAGAGTACCTGTACTGAAATACTTAGAGTTAATAAAGAACTGTGCATCATCAGTCATGATACGGAGTTTGTATACCCATCCTTTACCATGACGTTGTGGTGGTGTAACCACACGACATTGGTTACGTTTATCTGAAGTACCGGGATGAATTACATCACCGGGTTTCCACCAGTTTTCATCAAACTTCTGGTCAAAGTCAACTTTGTATTTACCAATAGTAGTATTACTATCAGGCTGCATATTTTCAACTACAACCAATGGCCTTGTAGATGCTCCTCTTAGTTGCCACTCCCAACTTGATCTATCAATGGTTTTAGTTCGCCCTTCCTTAACAAGCATTGAGGTTAATGCATTATCGCTGTATTGCTGCGATGTGAAAAGCTTGGTCATTACACCTTCCATGACATGAGGTTTAGCTATAAGTGCTGCACCTAAGTGGTTCATTTCTGTCATGTTAGCGTGCCAAGGCATCTTCTTAGTGATAAGACGACTTTCTATCTTTGCCATTGTTTAATTTTTTATATGCGTATTATAAAGTTATCCAATTAAATCAGCTAATGATTTAGTTTGTTCTACTCTTGCTGATGAAGGAACTTTCTTCTCTTTTGCTTCTGCTAGTTTTTCTCTTATTGATTGTACCTTCTTTTGTTCACCTTTCTTCTCAATCTCTGGTAGCTTAAAATCATTCATTAAGATTTTAGCAAGTGCTACTGTTTCTTCATCATTATCTAAAGCCTTATCTAATCTTATTTGAAATGGAGTTCTATATCCTTCTTTAGTTTTTGTTGAAGCATTGATAATAAAGTCAGCTAATTTGTTTCTTTCTTTTGAAGATATTGGTATTCCAACAACTTCATCTTTCTTAACTGTTTCTATCATTGCTTTTTTAAAAGCAGCAGCTTCATCAATTGATCTTTGTTTAGCTGCTGCTTGTCTTTCTAAAAGCTGTTTTTTATCATGTGCTTCTTTCTCAATAAAGAAGGTATGATATTTCTTAGCGTACTTATCAACTCTTGCAGCATCTTTAAGAAACTCAAAACGTTCATCTATTTCTTCATCATCCAATCCTTCTATCTCTCTTAGGTATGTTTTAATTACCTTATGCTTATTGGAATCAACTGTAAGGTCAAGGTCAGGTTTGAAAGTTGGTTGACTATATACTTGTAAGAACTTATGAGTTGCTCCACCATCTTTCTTATACTTGATAAATTGTTTTGCATCATTATCAAGACCTTTGAAGAAATCATCTATTGTTTCATCTACTCTCTGCTCTAACTCCTTATCCTGTAAGTCAAAGAATCCATCTTCATCTATTTCCGCATCCTTATCTATTTCGATTGAGAGTATTCCCTTTTCTTTGAGACTGTGTGCGAGACTGGTATAGAATTTAACATCATCCTCTTCCTCATCTCCACCAGTATCATCATCCTTAGTATCCTTTTTTCCTTCGTCTTTCTTTTTATCTTTTGTTGCTTCTTTCTTCCTATCAACACCGTCAAAGTCTTTAAAGGGGTCATCTTTTGAGTCTTTATCATCCTTGTCATCATCATCTATATCATCATCATCTTTCTTCTTGTTATCATCCTTGGGCTTTTCTTCTTTACCCTTATCATCTTTACCATCTAGCTTAACTGGGTCTGTTTTTTCAAAATTGAATAATTCTTCATCGTTGTCGAAGTAATCTTCTAAAGATTGCTCTTCTTTTTGTTGTGTTTTGTCGAGTGCCATCTTGTACAAATTTAAGTTTGAAAATGTAATTTTTTACAGTTTGAAAATGAAGTCCTGAAATAACTTCTATAATAGCTATTTTCCTTTTGGTTTCTGTGATGCTTTCTTATCTTCGATTCTAAGTTTCTCTTTATCTACATCTTTCTGATGTTCAAATTCTTTTTCTTTCAAAAGAATCTCTGATTCCATCTGGTCAAGTTTACCTTGTACTACCATAGCATTTAAACCATTTTTGTATATTTCGATTACATCTGGAGTTCTATCTTTATCTACATCTTTATCTTCTGCAAATCCTAATGCTTGTATTGTTGCTACTTGTGTTCTAGTTTTTCTCTCTTCTTCTGCTTTAAGTTTAACTATATCTTTTTCATGTGTCCATGTTTCTCTCTGGAATTCTCTTGCTTTCTCTGCTTCCTGTGCCTGTGCATCTGTTGCAGCAGTCTGCTTCTGAATATCACGAGCATGTTTCTGACCCTCTGATACTTCCAATAATTCTTCTGATTCTTGTATTCCTTCACTTCTTATTATCTTAACTACATCTGACATTTCAATCATTTGGTTCTGCATAGCTGCGTGAGCAAGTTGCTCAACCATCTTCTTAGCTTCAGCAGACTTACTTGAGTTTAAAACAAAAAGTCCATATGTACTAGCATCCAATAATTTCTGGTCTACTGTTAACATATGGACTGACATATCATCAAGTACATAAGATAGCTTTCTTGGATTACCACTTGACCATGCTATCTTTGCTTGTTCAACTAATCCAGTCAAACACCTTTGTTTAACTTGATTATGCAAATCAAATAAGGGTTCTAGGATTGTTGTGCCTTGTATTATAGATTGTTTAGTATTGGTAACTGCATCAGATGTTGCAATTTCACCTTCCATTTGTTTAGTTACACCAATAGCTGAACCTGCTTTATTCTCTAGGTATTCAGCTATCTGCATATACCTATTAATATCTGACACAAGAGACATATCTATCTCTTTAGCCATGTTAGTTACATCTGAACCTTTAACTCCTTCTTCTGATGGATTAACCCATCCTATCTTTATAGCATTTAAGAAATAAGTCCACTTATCAACATCAACTCCCATTGACCTTGGAATTGCTTTAATGTTCATTAAGAGAATCTTACCTTGGTCAGAAGCCATTAACAATTCTATACGATACATTACTATATTGTATAGATATTGATAACCCTTAATCCTATCCATTGGAGAGGTAGGTTCAGAGTTCATATTATCATATGATACTCCGTAATAAGATAACTTAGGAGAATGAAGATTATCTAAATCTTTATGTTGCCCCGGTATTGGTCTACAATCTATAAACAAGTCTCTACCTAACTTCCACATTTCATGTACTTGTGGTATCCATTCCCACTCTATACTAATATCACCAAAAGCAGGATTCAATGTGTAGTTTTCACCTACCATATCTTCCTGCTCTTGTCCTTCTTCATCAAGAAACTTAACGAAGCCTACTTTTCTTAACGATACTAAGTTATAGTGAAATACTTGTTTTGTTCTTGCATCAACACTATAATTAACTGTAGAAAAATCAAATAGCAAATCATCACCATAATAACCATGTGCTAAGTTATAATCACCGTATATTTCATCTTCAATTTGTTTCTTTGTAAGTTTATTCCCAAAGTAATTAACTATCTGGTCTGGTGTCATTCTGTATTCTGCTCTAGCCCATGAACTATCTTCTATAAAGTCATTTTCTTCTTTTGTAGTATCATGATTAAAACGAATAGGATTTACACATGATAGATAAGGTTCACCTGCTCTTATCCCTATATTGTATACTTCTTTAGCTGACAGCGTTGCATGTTTCCATCCTCTATGAAACTTATGTTCTACTTGTTCTTTCTGAATGATGTATTCAAGAATCTGATGCATCATTGCTTCAGCAGGGTCTTGATGCTTACGCTTCATGTACTTACGTACTTCTTCTGGTGTCTTTGCTTCTAATTCCTGTGCTATCTGTTGTTTGATTTTTTCTTGCTGATCTGCTGTAAGTTGTTGACCTTCTTGCTGTTGTTGCTGATATTGTATTTCAATCTCCTGCTTAATAGGCATCATGATTGAATTAACAACAAATTGTGAAAGCATATCAAACTCTGCCTGTTCTTTCCTAGTAGTAGCTTCTTCATTAACTGCCAAGACCTTCCATCCGAAAGGTCTTTTTAATTCTAATCCATGTAAAACTTTGATTTTTGCGCTAGTTATATCTCTATTAGTTAAGGTTGCGGGTAACTCTCCCAAGTTCTCTCCGAAAGGTTTGACCACATAATCAAAATCTTTCATATTTACCGTATTGTTAAACAAATCATAGTTTGTTTTCATACGGTCTATTTCACCTACACCACCAAAGCCAACTGCATTGTTACAGAGTGAATCAATTCCCCTTGCTCTCTCCTTATACCATTCATTATCGTTTGCTTCCTTCTGCTTTTGAGTAAGCATATCATGCTTAGGTACAGAAAAATCCATTGATATTAGGTTTTTCCAAATCTATGAATTCTTCTTATATAAATTGCCAATAAGTTGAAGTAATTTTTCATCTTTTTTTTCTTCAATATCATACTCCTTACCCAACTCTTCCTCATTGATTTGAAACATAACCATGATTAAAGCACTCACCCTGTCATAATTGCCCTTTCTGTTATACATAATCAACTGTTCTAACAATCCCGGTGAATCAATATAGTCAATAACAGTTAATACCCTTCCATCTTCCATTACATTCATAGGTGTCAATAGCCAAGTCTTAATGTATTTCTCACCCGCATCCTTTAATTGTTCATTCATATGACAACCATAGATTCTCTCTGTCTCAGATTCCTTAATTGCTTTAGAGATAACTGCATCAGGTTGTGCTGCAAGGAGATTTAACTTCTTACGTCTAACGAAATAAGATTTAACATGTGTTACTTCATTCTCATACATTCCTTCTGTATTGAATAACATGATTAACAATTCAAATATCTTATTAACATCATCAGGGTCTTGTGGTCTACCAGTATATTCAGCTACTATACAATCCCTAGTAAAGCTACCTCTTTGTATTCCTTTATATACTATTATACTGGCTAATGATTTACCCATCACTTGCCTATACGGGTCATATCCTATCTTATATAAACCTCTAGGTGCATTAGGTAAAGGATATTCATATATGATTACTGCACCATTAAGATTATTAGATGCTGGTCTATTAAACCAGATAGGTTCTAACTTACCTATTATATCTGGTGTTACCTTAACCCTGCCATCTATTAAAGCTAGTTCACAAGGTACACCACGTTTTAAGTAAAGCTTCTCATTTACTACTTTAGTTAACCTTGCTCTTAATTCAACTATAGGAAAATCATTGAGACTGACTGATAAAAAAGCTTCAGCAGGACATGTACAGTATTCCTGCATATGTAATTGTACTACACTAGAACCAGATGATTGAGATACCATTCTATCTCTAAGAGCCTTCTCATAAGCTAATGCACCTTGTACATCTGAATTACCATCATCATCATAATAACCTTCCATATTCCATTGAATAGGATGGAAGAATCCACATGTACCACCTTCTGCATTTTCATCCCATATGTTAGTAAATGGCATAATACCATATAAATCAGGATTATAAAACATTTCAGCAAACTCTAATGTTCCACTTTCCATATCACCACCAGTACCAAAAATAAGAATCTGTCCTGTTATATATTTACCTGCTGATAATCCCGGTGCTGTTGCAACAAAAGCTGCAATTAAATTAGGGAATACACCAGATTCTTCAAATAGAACTATTACAGCATCTTTACCTTTAGCTGCATCAGCATTGTCTTTAAAGGTTATAGCCATTATCTCTGACATATAACCTGATTCAATACCTATACCATCTACTATCTTCTTATAAGATGCTCTACGATGATGCTGTGCATCAACATAATCTCTTGCTTTTCTCCAACCAGTATGTTCATTAAAGAAGTTTAGTTGCTCTGTAATCATTGCCATTGTACCTCTTGGGTACAAGTACTTCTTATCAAATGCACCAACTACACATAATGACTTACGTTCTGTATTAAACTTATTACTACAAATAAATCCATTCTTATAGCTATAACCTTTACGTCTTGATTTACCAACTATTAAATGTCTTGCACCATCTAAGTAAATATCCTTAATATCAACTGATAACTTTAAATCATTAAGTCCTTCTTTTGTTATACCATCCCTTGCTATATTAATAGAATGAAAGTAATTATAATCACCATCCCAAAAGTCAGGCATAGATGTTATCTTCTTAGCCATTCTACTTTCAGGATTCTCTCCCGGTGCTACTTTCTTAATTTGGCTAAAGTTCATATAGCCATAATGTTCACCAGTTATCTTTACTCCACCAGATGAATAACCTACTTTACATCTATTAAGTT